CCGCTGACGACGACGGACACCGGCACGCTTGGCAGCCTGACGGTGCAGATCGTCATGGCCGGCGCGCTGCCCGTGTGGGAGCACTTCATGGTGCTGCCGGCGAACGTCTATGACTCGCTGGTGGGCGGCACAGACGCGCTTCAAGTCGACACCATCCAAGTCAACGGCACCGCGCAGACGGCGCGCGACATCGGGGCCTCGGTGCTACTAAGCAGCGGCACCGGCACGGGCCAGGTCACGCTGACCTCGGGCCGCGTCAACGCCGACGTGACGCACATCGCAACGGCGGCCGTCAGCGCGAGCACTGCGCAGCTGGGCGTCAACGTCGTGAACTTCGGAGGCTCGGCCGGCACGTTCGCGGCCGGTGTCCCTGCCGTCAACGCAACGCAGATCAGCGGCGACAGCGTTGCGGCCGACAACCTCGAAAACGCCTTTGACGACACCGCCGGCCCGGTGCCGTGGTTCGGCATCGTCGATCAGGGCACCGCACAGAGCGCGACGAGCACGACGCTTGTGCTGCGTGCCGCCGCGGCGTTTGCCGACGACACCGTGATCGGCTGCACTGTGGGCGTGCTCGGGTCGACGCAAGGCTACTGGCAGTTCCGCGAGATCAAGGATTACGTTGGCAGCACCGACACGGCGACCGTCGACGCCTGGACGGTCACGCCGAGCGGCACGATCACGTACAAGATCTTTGGCGGCCCGCCGGCCCCGACGACGCCGCCGGCCGTCAATGTCACGCAGGTCATCGGCGACCCGATCATCGCCAGCAGTTCCAAGACGACGAACTGGGGCGGCACGCCGTAAGGGGTAGAGCGTGGCGCGCGCATGGGCATCTGGGGCGTGGGCGGCGAACGCCTGGGAGGGTACGGTATGGGCCGACTCTTCCGCTGACGTCACCATTGCCCTGACCGGTGTCTCGGCAACGGGCGCTGTTGGGAACCTCGGAGATGCGGTCAGCTACGCGCTGACTGGCAACGCGGCCACCGGTGCCGTGGGGTCGCTTGCCGACGCGGTTTCGTACACGCTGAGCGGCGTCAGTGTCACGGGCCAGGTCGGCACCGTCATCCCCAGCGTCTCGCGGGCACTGACTGGCGTCTCTGCAACCGGCGCTGTCGGCACCGTCAGCACCGGAAACGACGTGATGCGCGCGCTGACCGGGGTCGCGGCAACCGGGTCCGCCGGATCGTTTGCACAGTCTGTCTCCTACGCGCTCGCCGGCAACGCTGCGACGTCGGCTGTTGGCAGCGTCAGGGCCTCGCCGTCCTACGGCCTCACTGGCGCCGCGGCAACGGGCGCGATCGGCACCGTCCGCACATCGATCGCTGCGCCGCTGACTGGCGTGTCCGCGACGTCAGGCGTCGGCACACTGAGTGCGCAGAGCGGCAACGACGTGACGCATGCACTGACAGGCGTCTCGGCGACGACGGCAATCGGCCTGCTGGTGTCGGCTGTCAGTGTTCCGTTGACCGGAGTAGCGGCCACCGGAGGCGTCGGGACGATTGGCGGCGGTACGCCGACCGCAACCCGTTCTGCCGCGTCTATTGGTCGTGTGACCACGACCCGCCGCCGGCATTCAAACACGAGCACGAGGACACGATGACGCTGAAGCTCATCACCGGGCCGGCAACCGAGCCCGTGACGCTGGCCGAGGCGCGGCTTCAGTGCCGCGTCGACGCCGACATCACGACCGACGACGCGCTGCTGACGGCGCTCATCGTTGCGGCGCGTGAGCAGGCCGAGCACGAAACCGGACGACCGCTCATCACCCAGACCTGGGAAAAGGTTCTGGATGAGTTTCCTGTCTCGGAACTGAACATCGGCAAGCCGAATCTTCTGTCGATCACGTCGCTGAAGTACATCGACGTCAACGGCGTCGAGCAGACGATGGACCCGAGCCTGTACTACGTCGACACCGACAGCACTTCGGGCTGGGTGCTTCCTGCCGCGGACACCGAGTGGCCGAACACCGATGAAACGGTGAACGCCGTGCGAGTCCGGTTCACTTGCGGCTATGGCGCGGCAAGCGACGTGCCGGAAGGCATCAAGGCGTGGATCAAGCTGCGCGTGGCGACGCTCTACAAGTTCCGGGAGCACATTGCAGCCGGCGCGAGCGTCAACGAACTGCCGAGCGGCTTCGTCGACCGCATCCTTGACCCCTACCGTGCCTGGGGCGTCTGATGTACCTGAACGCCGGCGACTTCGACCAGCGCATCACCGTGCAGCAGCCTTCGACAAGTGTCGACGTGCTCGGCCAGCGCGTGGAAACGTGGTCCGACGTGCTGACCGGCATCGCTGCGAAGTGGGTGCCGAAAGGTGGCCGAGAGTTCTTTGCGGCCGGCTCCGAGCAGTCGGTTTCCGAGGGATTCTTTCTTGTCCGCTACCGCACGACGATCACGGCTCGCATGCGTGTCGTGTGGCGCGGCGTGAAGTACGCGATCGTTGCCGAACCGCAGGACGTCGACGGCAAGCGCGAGACGTTGCAGATCGTCGTTGCGGCGGGCATCAGGGACGGGCGATGATCGGCGCCAAAGTGACCGGCATCCCGGAACTGAAGGCGGCGCTGGCCGGCATCGTTCCGAAGCTGCGCGTCCGCGCGCTGCGCAACGCGCTGGCCGCTGGCGCCAGGCTGGTGCAGCGCGAAGCGCGTGCCAAGGCGCCGGTCATCAGCGCATCGTCGCTCATGGTGCGCAAGGGATACCGCAAGCCCGGGACTGTCCGCAAAGCGATCAGCGTGCGGACGTCGAAGCTGGCGCGACGCAAGGGTGACGTCGGCGTCTTCGTGAACGTGCGGCCGGCAAGGGCTGGTCAGCGTGGCGCGAAGAACGCTGCTGACCCGTTCTATTGGCGATTCATCGAGTTCGGCACGCTGACAGGAACGCGCGCCTGGGGCTTCCTGCAAGCCGGCACGAAGAAACTGCCTGACGCGCTGCAAGCCTTCATCAAGGCCATCGGCCCGCAGATCGAGAAACTGAACCGACCGAAGGCGCCGCCGCCGTGAGCATCGAATCCGACTTCCGCGCGCTGTTGGCTGGAAACGCTGGCGTCACGGCGCTGGTCAGCACGCGCATCGCGCAAGACGCCGTGCCGGAAGGCTCGACGTATCCGCTTGTCGTCTTCGCCGTGCGCCACGACCGCACGCTAGGACTGGACAACACGCTGCTGGCAGACCAAGCGGCAATCGCCGTGCAGTGCTGGGCCGAAACCGGAGTCATCGCGGCTTCCGTCGCAGACGCCGTGATCGCAGCGGTTGCTACGGCGCCGGCTGCAGCTGGCGCCGTCGTGCTTGATCGGGCCTCTACGTTCGATCCTGACACCGGCCTTGATGGTGTCGCATTGACCGTTGAGTGGTGGGCATAGCCCGCCGCTGAATCCACCGAAGGCCCGCCATGTGCGGGCTTTCTTCTTTCTGGCCGCCGCGGGCGGCTTTTTTCGTTGAAAGGAGCCAGCAATGGCTAACGTGAAGGGCCGCGGCGTCACCGTCGAGATCGCTGCAACCTACGGCACTGCAAAGACGGTCTCGGCCGTCACGAAGGCCAGCCCCGGCGTCGCCACGAGCACGTCGCACGGCTTGGCGAACGACACGGTGGGCTACTGGTCCGGCGTCACCGGCATGTCGCAACTGGACGGCCAGGCGACGCGCGTGAAGAACCAGTCGACCAACGCCTTCGACCTGCAAGGGTTGAACACCACCAACTACGCGACGTTCACCGCCGGCACGTTCACGCCGGTGTCGACGTGGGCGACGCTCTCCGAGGCGACGAGCTATGACATCGGCGGCGGCGCGGCCGAGAAACTCGACGTCACGCGTCTGCTCGACATCACGAAGCAGGAAGAGCAGGGCCTTCTGCCGGTCGGCACGGTTTCCATGAACGTGCTGGCGCAGGAAACCCCGAGCGCGGCGATGCTGCTGCTGGAAAACGCCGTGCAGACACAGGGCGCGGTGGTGGTCCGCATCACGCTGGCGAGCGGCGCCGTCCGCATCTTCCGCGGCGAGCCGTCGCTGCCGGGCGAATCTGTGCAGCAGGGCCAAGTCGGCACCGGCTCGCTCGACTTCGCCATCAAGGGCTTTGTCCTCAAGCTGGCCGCCTGATGGCTGACGTTCAGCGGCTGCTGGCGCGCATGGCAGAGCAGCGCGCGCAGTGGGTCGAAGTCGCGGATGGCAAATCGGTGGAGTACCTGCGCCCGGAGCAGGTCGACTTGCCTGGCGTCATCAGCGGATTCCGGCTTGAGCATGTCATCAAGTACGTGCGCAACTGGAAGGGCTTCAGCGAAGCCGATCTGCTGGGCGCCGCCATCGGGTCAAGCGATCCGATCGATTTCGACCGCGACCTTTGGGCGGCCTACGTCCGGGAGAACGTCGACGTTGCAACGAAGGTTGCCGAAGCGATGGCGGGCACCGTATCCGAGTACCTGAAACGGCGCGCGGACACGGCAAAAAACTCTCCGACGTCCTCGACCTAGAGCCGGGTGTTGAGTACGAAGGCGATGTCGCAAAGCCCGACGACGACGACCTCACAGCAATCCATGTCTTCAACCTGCTGGCGGATGGCATGGGCGGCATGAACTGGTCCGGCCTGCCGCTGATCTGCGGCTGGCTTGGCTTGACGGACGTGGAAGGGCTGATGCAACGGCTGTCCGTCATCAAGCTGCACCGCAAGCCCGAGAAAGGCAAGTAAGTGGCACTCGCAACACTGAGCATCGATCTTGTTGCCCAGCTTGCCAGCCTGCAGCAAGGCATGGACAAGGCCGGCCGCTTGGCCGAGCGAAACGCCGCGCAGATCGAGGCTCGTTACGCCAAGCTCTCGCAGGTCGCCGCTGGTGTCGGTGCAGCGCTGGCCGCCTCTTTCTCTGCCGCCGGGATCGTGGCCTTCGTGCGCGCCACGGTCGACGGCATCGACAAGCTGAACGACCTGGCCGATGCCACCGGCGCGAGCATCGAGAACCTGAGCGCGCTGGAAGACATTGGCGCGCGCACGGGTCACAGCATCGACACCGTGGGCGATGCGGTGATCAAGCTCAACAAGGTGCTGAGCGACGCCAAGCCCGGCAGCGACATCGCGCGCCAGCTCGAAGGCATCGGCCTGAGCGTCAGCGAACTGCAGCGTGTGGACCCTGCCGAAGCGCTGCGCCGCTTCGCGGTCGCGCTCTCCGGCTTCGCTGACGACGGCAACAAGGCCCGGATGGTGCAAGACCTGCTTGGCAAGAGCGCCGGCCAGCTTGCCCCGTTCCTGCGCGACCTGGCCGATGCCGGAGCGCTGAACGGAAAGGTCACCGCTGAACAGGCGGCAGAGGCGGACAAGTTCAACAAGATGCTGGCCAGCATTGACAAGAACGTCACCGACGCCGCGCGTGCGCTGTCCGGACCTCTGGTGCAGGCACTGAACAGCACGATCGAGAAGTTCCGCGAGGGCGAGCGCGAAGGAAAGACATTCTTTGAGCGCTACTGGCGCTGGGTGAGGGACGTGTACGGCATCGACCAGAGCGATGCCGACCCGCTGGCGCCACTGGTGGAGCGCCTGCGCGAGCTGGACAGCCTGCTCAATACGAACCGTCGGCTCACGCTGTTCAGCGGTCAGGCGACTGAGCTGGAGGCCGAACGCAAGACGCTGCAGGCGCAGGTGGATGCCATTCGTGCCGGCCGGCTCACCAGTGCGGCGGGCGGTGGGCGCGGCTTTGTCAACCCGGCGCCGACCGTTCCAACGCTGCTGGCCGGCGGCAGCCCCAAGCCGGAGAAGCCGCCGTACACCACCCGTGCGATGGACCCCGCCGGCCTGAGCGACAGCGCCATGGCTGCGCTGCGCGCCATCCAGCAGACCGACGTGGCCAAGGTCGCCGAGATCAATGCCGCGCTCGACGAACTGTTCGCCATGCGCGCTGGCGGCCTCGGTGAAGACGCCGGCATCAATGCCGCCATCGAAAAGCTGCGCGACGACCTCGAGGCTCTGAGCCCGGCCGCTCGCAAGGCCGCCGAAGAGAAGAAGCGCCTGGACGCCATCCTCGCCGCTACGCCCCAGGGGGTGCTGTCCGATGTGCTCACCGACATCGAGCTCATCAACCGCGCTTTCGACAACGGCGCGAAGGACACCGAGAAGTGGGCCGCCGCCATCCGCGTGGCGGTGGCCAAGCTGCCGCAGGACTTCGAGAAGCCGCTGGCGGAAGTCAGCGAGTTCGCGCGGCAAGCCGGCGCCAACATCCAAGACGCTCTCGGCGACACGCTGCTGGCTTCCATGGAAGGCAAGTTCGACAGCCTTGACGACCTCTGGAAGAACCTCATCAAACGAATGATTGCGCAGGCCGCGGCGGCGCAGCTTGGCAAGTACCTGCTCGGCAACGACTTTGGGACGACGGGGAATGTCGGCGGCGCCGTTGGCCAGTTCTTCAACTGGCTTGGCACTCTCAGCGGCAAAGCTGGTGGCGGCCCGGTTCAAGCCGGCCGGCCGTACATCGTCGGCGAGCGTCGCGCGGAACTGTTCGTGCCGCAGCAGAGCGGGACCATCGTCCCTGACCTCGGAATGCTGGGCGGGAACACCACCAACATCTACGTGCAGGGCGACGTGAGCGAGCGCAACGTGAAGTTAATTCAGCGCGCCATCGCCAACGAGCGCGCGCGCAACATGAGGGCGACCTGATGGCCACCCAAGACTGGCCCACCGACCGAGCGTTTGCGGGCGCCGAAGTTCGCCCGGGTGCCGACGTTCCAAAGTCAACCTTCCGCGGCTTCTACACGGGCAACCGCGGCACCACCTCGCACCTCGCCGACAGGCTGACGTGCGAAGTGCTGCTGCCGCCGTGCAAGCACCGCGCCGATGCGGCGCGCCGCGAAGCGTTTTTCATGGGGCTGGTGTCCACCGGCGACTGGGTGCGCTTCGGCATGCCGCACCGCCCGCAGCCGCGCGGCACCTTCGGCGGCAGCCCCACCGTGAGTGGCGCCGTGGCGGCGGGGGCGCGCAGCATCACCGTCACGAACTACACGGCGCCACCGAACCGCCTGCTCTTCCCGACGGCGATCGACAACGCCGTCTGGACGAAGGCCACGGGGGTAACCGTGACGGCGAACTACGCCAGCGCGCCGTCTGGACTGCCGGGCATGTGCGAGCGCGTTCAGTACAACGGCACGGGCACGGCCGGCAGCTTCCGCCTGTACCAGGCGGCGACTGGAGACCTCGCCATTCCAGCGGCTGGGCAGCAGGTGGTGTGTTCGACCTACCTGACCGCCTTTTCGGGCACGCCAACCGTGCGGATCGGGAACAACCTGGGTGGCTTCACCAGCTGCACGCTCAATAGCAACTGGCAGCGCTTCAGCGTGGCCGGCACCGGCAACGGATCGACGGCACTTCAGATCCTGCTCTACAGCAACACGGCCGATAACGCTGCGTGGGATATCGGAATGTACGGCGCCGAGGTCGAGCCCGGCACGACTCCGACGGACTACTCCATCGCATCGCTCGCCGCCGGCGACTTCATTGGCGTAAGCGGCAACCTGCTGCAGGTGGCCTACGCCGGCGCCACGGAAGGCGGCGCGGGCCTCATGACCGTGCCGCTGCTGTACCCGGTGCAGAAGGCCATCAGCAGCGGTGCCGCGGTGGCGTGGAACGCCCCCACCGGCACCTGGCAGCTGGACACCGACGGGCTCGAGCTGGACTACTCGCCCGGCAACATCCAGGGCGGCATCGCCGTGCCATTCCGGCAGGTGGTGGTGTGAAGACCCTCAACACCGCAGGCCAGGCCCTGTACGACCGGCTGCTGGCCGGCGAGCAGATCCCGCTGGTGCCGCTGGTGTACTTCGGGCTCACCGTTCCGCAGCGCTGGGCCGTGTGTGG